TGATGTCAATGTCATCACGTACTTCAGAAGGTAAAGCACCTACAGGAGCAGTATTGCCGCTTACAGGGTCTTTTGTTTCGTTTAGAAGCAGATCCATTTCCATCTGTGCGTTGTCCTCTACTTCTTTTTTACTTGCTTGGGCCATTCACTTCATCCCTTAAATAAGCTAACTTACGTAAAGCTGCAATCTCACCTTGGGTACGATACATACCTTCCATAGTACTTTCTTGTTCTAACCTGCGCTGGGCTGTAGATATTTTACTATTAAGTGTTTCTACAAAAGAATCCCATAGAGGTTTATCGTTTACGAACTTCTTAATGCTGCTCATGTGCCGCTAAAACCTTGCTCGCCAGGAGTGGGTACTGTACCTGTACCTATGTTGCCCCCACCTGCACCTGTAGTATCACTCACTGCTACTCCTGCTTGCTCTGGGGCTGCACCTGGATTAGGTGGTGCGGGTGGTCCCTGCATTGCTGCACCCTCAGGTGGCTCAGGTGGCTGTGTGAACTTCTTTAGTATCTCAGCTTGGATAGCTGCATCACTCAATGAGTTAGTTACTTTATCAGGATCAAGATCCATAGACTTAGCTATCTCACGAATAATGTAGTCGCTCTTCACAAACGGCATAAGCGCTGGATTAGAAGCTACACCCATAAACTGCATCAAGCGCTGTGAGCGTACCTCGTTAGCCATCAAGCTTTCTGTACCTGACGCCTTAACTTCTAAGTCACCCTTGATGTCTGTATCAAAGTCAAACTGCATGTTGAAGCTAAAGAAAGCACGACCTAATGGTGCAATCAAATAGTCATCGACATTCTTGACAACATTTCGTATGCTACCGTTAGCTGCAGACATAAGCATAGAAATGCCAGAAGCAGTTCGCCCCACTCCGCTGACACCTGTTTGACCGTGAGCAAAACTTGGGAAGCCTGTACTTTCATCTGCTAATACCCTAGCCTTATCAAAGAGTTGCATGTTCTCGCCAGCAACGTTAGGGAACTTAGTACCGAAGATGCCTTGTCCTGGTGCACCCCCCTGTCTGCGAAACACCTTGCCTGGGTACACAGATAAGTCCTGACCAGGAACCAAGTTTGTCTCATCAACTTCAATGATAAGATTACCAGATAATGCAGCATTGTCAATAGCCATACGCATGAAACCATTCATTAATGTCTGCGTATCATCCATGTTTTCTGCAATACCTACACCAAAGAAGCTGTAAGGGTTTAACTCATAAGGTACAGAATAGTAAGGAATACGTGCTGGCTTGAATGGGTTAAGTACTAAGCGTAGTACTGTACCGTTACATACCCAAGCGTTAACACTCAGTTGCTCTGCATCCTTTAACTCACTAGGTATACGTACACCATTATCTTCTAGTATCTCTGAGTCTACGTAACCCCAGAACTCTAGGATCTCATAACGTTCAGGAGCAGTGTTACTTACACTGTCATCCTCCATGTCTTGCTCCCAGTACTTCTTATCGTAAGACTCACCAAGTGCAATAGCTTCATCAATAGAGTCTTTGCGGAAGAACGGTCTAGACTTTAATGCTCGCATCTGTGAGCGTGTCATACGGTGACGCTCAACTACATACTCAGCCTCATCCATGTTGTACGCATCAGGATCAGGATAAAAGTTCCATATAGATACGTGACTTGTAGATGGTACTGTCTTGATTAAGGGGTCATACTCACCCTCATCATTCCAGTTAGGGTACTCTTTATCTATAGCAAACGGACCCTTCATAATACCTGTACCGAAGAGTGCCATCTCGAAAGCTGTATGACGTAACTGCTTATTAGCTCCACTCTCTTCTAACTGATCGTGGATCTTCTTTTCCATCTTCTTAGCTGCAACCATAGCAGGGTGAAACGTTACTGTGTCCTGCGTAGTGCCTGGACCTTCCATAACTTTCTCACCGAAGACATCAAGTTTATCTTTCAGTGGACCCATACGCTTCATGCGGTCAAACATAGTTTCACCTGGTTTGAGCTTCTCGTTAGGGTCAAACAAGTAGCTTACCTTAGGTTCCTCACCGAAAGCTGATGTAAGTTGCTCAGTGGCTTGCTCAGCCTGTGGGTTAATGCTTACGTGTAACGACTCAGCTACACCATCAGGTAACGTAGTAGGGTTAACTGTAAGAGGAAAACGTGAGCTACCAAACAACACGTCAACGATCTGACCATACGCTGCTAACGTTTTGGTCTTAGTTACCTTAACAAAAACACGAGACTTTTCAGTTTCAGTGAATTGTACATCTGTTCCATAAATACCACGGTAGTTACGGTAAGCACGTAACCAACGAGTTTCATCTGCGTATCGTGCATCCTCTGCACGTTTAAAGCGTGACTCAACATAAGATACTACGCTAGGTGCATCTAGTTCATCACCGTCTTCAATAACAGCTAAATCATCTGTTTCAAACAGTTCGCCTTGATCGTTGTTTTCTGCCATGCTTAATATCCGAAAGTTGAATCTGCAGCTTGAAACCCTGCATTATGTGAAACTGGATTGAAGTCCCATAAAGAACTTCTTGGTCTAGTCATTATACCATACCTGATTGCATCATACAAGTGGTCTTCTGCATTTGTATCAACATCTTCAGGGTTTCTTTTATCTAGCGGTATGCTAGGTAACTGTGCTATAGTATTGGTGCAAGTCGAGAAAAACACGAGTCTTGGCTCCTCTGTGTACTCATCAACTTGCAAACGGCGGTGAAGCTCGTTCTTACCTGCAACCCGTGAGCCTCGTGAACGGTCAGAAGGACGCCATCGACATCCCTTTTGGTTCATCTGCTCAGCCAAGGACGGGCCTGTGTCGCCTCGTTTGTGCCACAGGGAGCTATCTAACACACCGTACCTGATACTGCCATCTTCACTCTCAGCTTCAAGTATCATATCAGCTAGATCAGTAGCTGTAACCTTAGAACAATATAACTCTCTGTAGACAACAAGCTGCTCACTGGGTGATACAGCAAACCAGACAACGCCTGTGAAACTTCCGTAGCCGTAGTCGCAAGCTCTAAACTTAGTCCAGCTAGAGGGAATTTTATAAGGCTCAACGACATGTATGGCTCTGTTCCACTCAGGAAAGGCAGCACCTTCGTTGACATCCCAGTTACCTTCTAGTAGTTGCTTGCGTTGATGCTCAGGAAGTGACAGAAGCATTGCTTCATAGTCGCCACTCTCAGCTAAATACGGATTATCAAATAGACTGGCAGGTATGAACCTTCGTTTAAATAGGGGTTGACCAGCTTTACTATGCCCTGATGGGAACTTCAATACCTCACCAGTCTCAATGTCCGTTGCCCAGAAAGGCGTATTAGGTGACGCTGGGTCAATGAACATTTTCTTTACCCAAGAGTGTCCTTGTCCACCTGGGTTAGTTGTGGCTCGCATGTACAAGCCTAAGTCTTTATTTGCACTACGTAAACGTGAACGCATGTAATTCCAGCTATAGGGGCTACCCCACTGCGTCAGTTCGTCAAACGCTATGTAGTTAAACGCCTGACCTTGGTAACGCATAACGTCAGTGTCTCTATCCAAGTACGACATCCACAATGTGCCGCCTCTAGGTGTAGTCCACTGGCTCTTACGCTCAGACCACTTAATTCCTGGTATAGCTTTAGGGTACAACTCTTGGCTTTTCTGTATGAGTTCCCTAAGTTCCTCTGTCGTGTGACGTACAAGTAGACCACTGAAGTCTGGGTTGTTCATGTTACGTAAAGGATCAGCTAATGTAGCGTAACTCTTACCACCACCTGCTGCTCCACCATACAGTACTTCACGTTCACCTGAAGCTAAGTACTGCGTTTGTGGTCCTGGGTTTGGCCTGAATACAATGTTTTGTGCTTCTACAGGGTCAAACTCAGGAGGCTTTACTTGCGCTGGGCTTGGGGTTGGTGCTGTTGTCGTCTTCGTCTTGTTCGTAGGTGTAGCAACCTGGTCTTTCTTTTTCGAGGACTTCGATTTGACGTAACGCTTTTTCGAGCCTTTGGGCAAGCTGGCGTTTAATTGTAGTAAGTCTTTTTCTTTTACGCTCGACATCTATTCTCTTCTTTAATCCATCGTGGGTAATGCTTCTACCTGATTGTGTAGTTAACCACGCAGATACTTGACGGTAACTATACTTCTTTAGATGTTTCTTTGCAAGCTCTAAAAGTTCTAACTCTTTACTTATCGGTAATAGCCAATCCTCATCGTCAGGATCTATCTCGTAACCAAACGGTATGTACGTACTTACTCTAGGTATCCGCTGCCAAAGCTTAACTTTAAACGGTGCTTTAGGTAGCATCCAGTACGCATAGTTTAAAGAGCGCTGTCCTTTTTTATTCATCACTCTCTTGTTGCTTAGGTGGTAAAATAAACAAACCACCTGAAGACTCTACGTTTACTCTTTCAGTTTTAACTACACCAGCACGATCTAAGATCTGACCTGCAGCCATCATCTTTTCTTTAATGCCTAGCTGGGTAGGATCGTCCAGAGCAGAGGCATACGCAACTGCAGCCTTAGGGCCAACTCTTGACATGTATGATTTAGTTGCGTCAAATATCTCATCTTTCAATGACTCCACAATAGCTGTAGTAGATGAACCCTCATTGTAACCTGCTAGTTTCTTAGCACGTACAACATCACCACCTGCTTCCTCGAAAAGCACTTCAAGAAACTTACGTTGATTTTCTGTTAGATTACGTGCCATACTATTTAGTCTTTCTATAAGGTTTTACTTTGGCTGCAACTTTCTTAGGCTGAGCCACAAACTGCTTACCCTTAGCAGTGCCTTTTCGTTTAGCTCGTGAGGTAGCAGCATACTCAGAAGAACTAAGAGACTTAATAGCTTTCTCAGGTAAGTATCTCTCACCTGTCGCTTTCGGGCCTTGCGTAGAAGGTTTACCACTCTTGGTTCTCCACTTCTGCTTACCCCAAGCCTTTAAGCTCTTCTGAGATTTAGCTAACGCCATTTAGCAGCACTCACACTGACATTCACATTTACGGTTTAGTAAAACACGGATTACACGCTTTACGTAGCATTTAACTCTAGTAATCATTTGTAACCACCTCCCTTAGCTTTGTACTGCTTAGCGACCATTTGAGCTTTCCTGGCGGACCATTGTCCTGGCTTTCCACCTTTCCCTCCAGCTTTGACGGAAGCAACCAAGCGCTTACGCATAGTAGGCTTAGTATAATTACCCGCTGCATTAACCGTAGACTTTTTGCCTGACTTCGCCACGACTTATCCCCATATCGTGCAGTTCTTTGTCACTCATATTCATGAGTATCCAATAGTCTGCTCTGCGTTGTTGGTTCTCTTGGAACCGCTTTAATATACGTTTAAACATCTGCACTATCTCCTTTTGCTTTTGGTGCGTGTGGAGATAGTTATACCATATTTTATGTTAGCGTACTACATACAAGTTTGCAACCCCGATATGCAATTAACGCCTGTTAGGATTGTAATGCTCTTGTGCAGATACAGTAACGCCCATAGAGCCACCACCATTAAAAGCTGTAATCTTATCACCTTGATGTAAGTACAATCTATCAGAGGTAATCATGTTGTATACATCCTGACCTGAAATAGATTTATTGTCTACTATAGTATAATAAGTATCCTCTTCTTTATGATACCACTGAATAGATATATTACCAGTAGATACGGCCCCATTACTTACATGTAAAAATGTAACAATAGCATCATGGTTATTAGGGCAAGTATACACTACATTACTACTTGCCCCACCTGATGTGGCTGTAACTGTAACACTTTCAGTTGCGGTATCATAAGGAAGTGCTACCATTTTAGAATTTTAACTTTGCACCCATTGTAATATCACCAAATTCAAAGTCTTTGTCTGATGATACTTTCGTGTATGTTGTTATGCCTTTCCATACGTACTCAGCTTCCCAATCTACACCAGTAAAGATGTCACCGTTGTTAAGGTCTAATACATCTACCTTTGTTTCTGCAGTAAAGGAAACTCCATATGCTCCTAAACCAACAGAAGGTGTTACGTCTAGTGTCCAAGTTTCTTTACCTGTTGTGTAGGTAAGTTCCGTTTCTGCACCAACAGATAGACCATAACCTAAGTCCATTGCTGCTACTGATGTTCCTGCAACTGCAATTGCAGATGCTAATAATAGTTTCTTCATTTTATTTTCCTATAAAGTTGTTCCGATTTTAAAACAGGCAGGTCTAGCAAACATACCCTGTGATTGCATCATAAGAGAAACTCTATCTGTTTCTTCTTTGCATAGTTCTTCTGTAACAAATAACTCTTCTTGTTTTGCAAACACAATGCACGATTGAGCGTAGGGTGTACTACAAGCTAATACTATAGCAAGCCACATTATTTCTTTTTCTTAGACATGCCGCCACGCATCATCTTTTTCTTGCCCATGCCACCGCCACGCATCATTGGTTTCTTCGGCATTCCCATACCGCCACCACGCATTGGTGTTTTCTTTTTCATTGCACGAGGTTTCATTGCCATTGTCTTGTTCTCCGTTTTCTTCGATCAAGCACCAAAGTCTGATACTCTTCAGATGGATACACATTATAGTATCCTAGTTTTTCCAGTTTCAGACTTGCGTCATCCACCTTTGATAGAGATTGAATAAACATCATTGCATATTCTTTCTCTATAGCAGACTCCCACTCATGTTCATACAAGAAGTCTAAGTCTGCATCTTCTGCACCGTATTCAGGGTGAAACCCCATGATGTGCAAATCCTGTTTTGTAAAAGTGTCGTTTAAAAAATTTATAAACTCAGTAAATGCATAGGGGGATGGAAATGTGTAGGACGCTACAACTACCAGATCATATGTATTGTCAAACTTTCTAGCTTGGCAAATGGTTTCAATACCTAAGTTCTGGGTTTCGATTACATTTACTTTGTTTTGTTTCCATGCCTCTTTTGCATATGGACAGGCAGGGAGTCCGTTCAGTGATTCATTGGGAACTTCTAGCACAGTCTTTGACCAATCCCTGAGATCAGCTTCTATGCTCACTTGTAAAACATACCACCTTTACGAAAATCTAAATTACCATTACGAACCATACCACCACGTTTCATGTAACCCATTTTATTTCGTACAGCACTGGGTAGCTTCTTTAATCCTGTTTGATCAGCAGATGGTTTCTTTAATAC